GAAAAGGGTGAAAAAGGCGATAGAGGGCCGCGAGGTTATCAAGGTGAGACGGGCGAAAAAGGTCCGATTGGTCCAATAGGTCCTCGCGGTGAGGAAGGACCAGAGGGTCCTCATGGTCAAAAAGGTCCCGCTGGTCCACCAGGACCTACTGGTCCGATAGGCCCTACTGGTCACATCGGTATGACGGGTCCAGCTGGTTCTAATGGACAACAAGGACCTCCTGGTCCAATGGGACCCATTGGATTAATGGGTCTTCCTGGCGCAGATGGGCCCGAAGGTCCTCCTGGTCCTTCTGGTGAGGACGGATTGCCGGGTCCGATCGGTTTGACAGGTCCGACTGGTCCCATTGGACCGATTGGTTTGACTGGACCAGCAGGTGTTACTGGCCCCATTGGTCCGATTGGTCTTACTGGACCGACTGGCCCCATTGGCCCCATTGGATTGACTGGTCAACCCGCTCTTTCTAATTTCGCAGATTTTTATGGTTTAATGAGTAACACTATTATAAATGATAATCCCGATGCTATAGCACCCGGTTCTGCGGTTAATTTTCCAAAACCATTAATAAATACTTATGGAACAATACAACGTTTGAACGGCACAAATCCAAATAAATTTAGTTTACCACCAAACGGAGTTTTCGAAATCACTTTTCAAGTCACTGTTCAAAACACGGGTGAATTAGTTATCGTACTAAACGGTCAAGAGCAAGCTATGACAGTTGTAGGAAAGAGCGGAGGAGGTATATTAGTAGGTGTCTCCATTATTACAACGCCTCCTATTAACAGTTCTACATTAAGTATTAACAATCCATCTACAGCTGTAGCCGGAGGATTAAAAATAGATGAATCAAGCGGGTCAGCTTTATCACAGCCATTATCTTGTCATCTTATTATCAAACAATTGGCTTAATTTATTTACCATAATTTATTTACAATATATCAATTATGTAAATAAATTATTCACTTCCAAAATAAGACCCTTTTCCTATCTTGAAATCACTAAGACGCATTATAGTATCATTATTATTTTTCATTATTTCCTTGATTAAATCCTTAATAGAAATTAAACCTACAAATTCCTGTTTTTTCTCGTCCATGATCAATAAATGACGAATGTCCTTGAATAGCATCTTATTCATGCACATTTCAAGAGAATCGGATTTTTTTGCAATCATAAGATTTGGTTCATATGTGCAAATGTCTTTTACGTAAATTTTTTCAGGAACTACATCAAGAGTAGCTACTTTATTAATATAATCTCGCTCAGAACAAACACCAATAATTACATCATTTTTATCAGTAACTGCCAAACATCCAATATTGAATGACTTGAAACGATATAATGCGTCTTTTACTGGTGCTGATTCTTTGATTTTAAAATCGATCTTGTGATAACATGAGCTTCTGAATACATTGTACGCATCTACTGAAGAAAAATTTCTTACAATAGAAGTGAAACGCGGTATTGGCATTATGATATATCTAACATCTTGTTTTTAATTTATTTTTCGAAATAAATTATTTATTTATTTCCACTTGCACAATTCGTGAACAGCATCGTACAATTCCGATTTCTTGTATTTTTTATTTTCATCATAAATAGATAATTTACGCGCTAATTCGATCAATTCATCAACCTTATAGGTTGAAACCGCTTTCATTGGTCGCAGATAATTTTCCAAAACAATATATTTTTCGCGCATATCCACTATCTGAGAAAATGATATCCACTCTAATTGTGCGCTATATTTTCCGTATTTATCTTTATACAATACATAGTTTTGAGTGGATTCATCTATCTCCTTACACGATAAAAATTCCAACATACAACGGTCGTCTGCGTCGACGATGAATATATTGATTCCATAAAATACAGTTAGCGCAATCAATACATGCAAACTGGTTTCTTTTTGTGACGTCAATAGCTCAGATAAAATCTCTTGTATAAGTACATTTGTTACTTTATAATTTGTCCCTTTGACTTTTGATTTATTGTTATTGATGAACGCAGCCAAACGCTGTTTTTCCTCGAGTTCTTTGACTCCATAATTATGTCCAATATTCAGATATTGATTTATACCGTGATGGAGTACATAGAGACACCAAAATAAAGTATCGGATTGTCTAGGTTGAAAATGCTCTCTGATTTTTTCAGGCAATTCATCACAACAAGAAGGGATCATATCGATTTCTTCGATGCTACTCACTTCGACCGGCTGCATCGAATAAATCGCATTATTTTTTGTTGCCAAATACAGCATATATTTTTGATAAGTTTCAATATTACATCTTTGCGCATTCAAAACGCCCACATTGTCGGCAGTTATGAGTGAGAAAGGTGATACTGATTGCGCACTTACATTGCACAATGGTGTAAAATGACTGAATAATTTATTTGGATAATAAGTCATATTGTAACGACCATTCATGGTTTAGTTATAAGATAATATCATTTCCTCTTTATTCTCTTTTTCAATAAAATAAGCGTTCTTGAATTCTTCCTTCTGCTGTTCAGTAACATTTAATGAATCCTCTTGACATTTTGTATAGTGAATGTATTCTTTTATTTGATAAATTGTATCGCTTCCTACGAACGAAAGATTAATATAACAGCCACTTTTATTCTCATTAATTTTACATAAATTCTTTGAAAATATTTTCAGTATTTCGATTTGATGAAATTTATCAAGTGTTTCTATAGTTTTTTTTATATCTTCTAGGGTTTCAATATCAGCAGACATATATTTATGAAACCATTCATAATTTTATATTGTTTTATTTTCTCAATTAGAATTATAAGTAATGGATTTAATAGAAACTTTAATAAAAGATTATTTATCCCAAGAAAAATGGTATATTATTATTATCGCATTCCTCAGTTTGGCAATAAATTTTTTCCAAGTCAATGGAATATCTATTATCACTGCTAAAATAATCGAAAGTATTCAAAAAAACCGTATAGGAATAGCGAAACAGAATTACGGTTATTTTATTATTGTATCCATTTTATTTTTATTATTTTATCATATTTACAAACATTACCAGAACTTATTATTTACTAAATTACCAAATTGGTTAAGACGTGAACTAGTAAAATTTATTATTGATATGAACAATGAAAATTTATCACCAATTAATTTTACAAAACTAATTCCTCCGATAAATCGTATTACTGGTTCAATATATGGTTTATTCTATCGACTTTTGGTACATATGTTCCCAGATTTGGTATTTATCGTTGTCATTTGTTTTTATTTTCTGTATAAAAGCATTCCTTTTGGGTTCTTTTTCCTTTTTGCTAATTTTTTTCTACTTCTGTATATGTTCACCGGTTGGTCGGAAGTATTATCTATTCGAAAAGAATATGAAGAAGAATCAAACAATAGTGAAAAATATTTGATTGATATATTTAACAATATGGAAAAGATCATTTTCAGAGGAAAAGGAAAAGATGAAATAGATTCGTATGCAAATAAAAGTACAAATTCTACGCAAAAAGCGATTGAATTTTATAGTAAAGTGGATAATAGAGTTTTATTATTAAACATTATGCTTTACATAACCATTTTTATACTTATTGCTGCAAATTTTTATTTGTTTATGAATAAATCGATCGAAATGGAAACATTTATTGCATTTTTCACCATTATATTACTCTATCGAGATCGCATGAACAATAATTATGAATCTTTGGTTGATTATATTGAATTTTTCGGTAAATTTGATTACGTCATGGATACATTACATGATTTATTAGGAGAACAAGAAGAACTAAGCGATAAAGTATACGAACCAGTGGAATTGCAATTTAATAATATCCGTTTTGAGAACATTTCCTATAAATATCCAGGAACAGAAAAATGGATATACGAGAATTTCAACATGGAGTTTGATACGCAAAATAAAATTATTGGTATGACCGGTATATCAGGAAGGGGTAAATCTACTTTTGTGAAATTAATGATAAAATTATACAGACCGACTGAAGGGGTAATTTATATTGATAATGTGGACATTGCTTCCGTTGATCCTAATTATATACGCAAAAATGTAACTTATGTAAATCAATCATCGAAATTGTTCGATACCAAAATCATCGATAATATTTTATATGGATGTAATGATCATGATGCATGTAATGGTCATCTTAATGAAATTATGCAATATCCTAAAATTGTGGAACTTTATAAAAATCTGGATATTCATAATGGAACAGTCGGAAATTCGGGTGATAAATTATCGGGAGGTCAACGTCAAATTACCAACGTTATCGGTGGACTCATCAATCCATCCAAGATTTTGATTCTAGATGAACCTACGAATGCACTCGATCCAGAATTGAAAGCCGATTTAATTGCTCTCATCAAAGATTTCAGTAAATATAAAAACTGTATCATGATTATAACACACGATGAAGATGTGTATCCACTTTTTACAGAAACGTTGGATCTATAATTCAATAACGTAAAATAAATATAAACGTTTGACTTTATATTTATTCACTATGAACCGTGTTGAACAAATGAAAACGATACAAGCTGATGCACTCGCATTATTTACCAAAAAGAATGCTGATTATGGAGATGCATTTGCAAAATATGGCGTCATCGGTGTTTTGATGCGAATCGAAGACAAACTACAACGCGCTATGTCGATAACAAAAAATGGAGTGAATCTAGTAAACGACGAAGGTATTCGAGATACCCTGTTGGATTTACATAATTATGCGGCCATGGCATTGATGTTACTCGATGAATAATGGAAACTCAAATGTAATCAGAAAATTAGTATTTCTAATTACAACAATATTATCATATATGCAGCGAATATTTTAGGTAATTATATTAAATGGACAACATAGTATATTATTTACTCGAAGAATTTTTCAAAGAAGAAAAATTTCATATTTTATTAATAACCGCAATCAGTTTTCTAATCAATTTATTACAAACCAACTCGATATCCTATGTTACTGCAAATATTATCGATGAAATTGGAAACAAAAACAAGAACAAAGTTCTCACTTTTTTTTATATTTTTCTGACAATATCGATTGTATTTATTATTTTACAGGCCGCATTCAAATATTTTCAAAACATTATTCTGGCCAAACTGAAACAATGGATTCGTCATCATTTATTGCGTGTTCTTATGCTAGTCAATAACGAAAATTTCAGCGAGATGAATTTTTTGAAAATGAATTCTCCAATCAATCGCATAGGCGCTGTATGTTACATGGTTTTCAACGACGTCATTATTTATTTATTACCCAATTTCAGTTTTTTATTCATGGTTAGCGTATTTTTTCTATATCAACACTTTTTCCTAGGTCTTATTTTTGTTCTCGGAAATATATTATTGGTAGTATATTTTTTGTATTATTGGGACGAAATGCTAACGTACAGCGAGGATTATGAACAGCGCGCAAGTGAGAGCGAGGCCTATATGATTGAAATTCTCAATAACATCGATAAAATCATTTTCCGCGGTCAGACCAATAATGAAATTGACTTGTTCTCAGAAAAGGTGGAAAATAGCAAGAATGCCTCCATGAGATTCAATACCAATGTAAACGAGCACAGTTCAGTCATGAATATTATAGCATATTTTTTCATTTTCGCTTTTATATTTCAATTAATTCGACTTTATTTTCAAAAACTCGTGGATTTCAAAATCTTCATAACCTTTTTCACCATCATTTTAATGTATCGTGATAAAATCATGTCCATTATACAACAATTGCCTGATTTTATTGAATTCTTAGGACGTACCGATACCATTTTGAAACATTTCGAAAATATGAAAGAAAGTTATGAAGACGTTTTGGAGAAAAAGGATTATCCACCGGTTGATTTACCATTTAATAATATTCGTTTTGAGAACATTTCATTCCAATATTCTACCAATCAAAAGAAGGTTTTCGAGAACGCGACCATCAGTATCAATACCGACAATAAAATTCTGGGTATTACCGGACTTTCAGGTAATGGTAAATCAACTTTTGCGAAACTTTTACTGAAAATGTACAAACCAGAATCTGGTGCGATTTATATAGATGGACACAATATACAAGACCTAGATGTTGATTATATACGAAAAAACATAACGTATATAAGCCAGAATTCGAAACTTTTTGATAAAAAAATCATTGATAATATTTTTTACGGTTGTATTGATATGCCCGTTTGCGCTGAACATTTGGAAGAAATCATGAAATATCCGAAAATACGCGATCTTTATAAAAACATGGATATTTATGAAAAACAATCCGGTTCTCTCGGTGAGAACTTGTCAGGCGGACAACGTCAAATAATCAATATCATTAGTGGTCTAGTAAATCCATCGAATATTTTGATTTTGGATGAACCTACAAATGCTCTCGATCCTGAATTAAAAAAAGAGCTACTGGTTGTTTTGAGAGATTTCAAAAAATATAAAAAATGTATTATTATTATTACACACGATGAAGATGTTTATCCGCTATTCGATGAACGATTAAACATTTAATCCTCTTCAATATGAATCGGACGCTTTTGTTCGCCGGCATTATCTATTATTTTTGCAATGACACAGATATATGGATCATTCAGTTCAAACCGAATACCGATGACACGAACAGTGATTTTCATATTCTCTTTTGTATTGTTAAATGTTTTGTCATTGAATTGATGATCGCGAGCAACGAAAATAGTGAGCGGAATGATTCCGCTCTCATCAGTCACTTCGGCATGAATACCTGCTTTGGTTACGGTTTTCACTGTACATTCGATATTCATTCCTTCTACTGGGTGACAAATCATACATTCAAATACGGTCTCAAAGTGGATTTGATCACCTGCAATATCACCCGATGAATAAGTGAGAACCTTTACAGAATTGGGTTTGATAAATCCTTCTGCTATACAACGTCCCTCGACGCTTTTGGAAATTGTATTCTCTAAATTGCGTTTGATATTTTTACCTACTTGATTGATCGATAATGTGACGCGCTTTGTCAACATCGATTTCATATAAACTCCGAAAATCTTTGGTTTTTGTTGTTGGGTTCTTTGAATTGTTGCCATGATTGTATTATAATGATATAAAAATATATTTATATCATTTCGATCAATTTTTTATTCATGCATCTAAAAACTGATATTATTTAATATCGTCTTCTCTGTATCAAAGAACAATGATTGTTTTCCACGATTCGTTAAATCTCGTAACACCACCTCTGCAATAACACAAAGTCCTATTTTCAAAATACTTGCCGTATTTTTTGCAGTATATGCATTTTGTCCTATGATTTTATTCAAGTTTTTGATAATATCGCCCTTCGTCTCGTTCTCCAATTTTGCTCCCGTATTTCTCTCCAGAGACGTATCTTTTACTTTGAAAACAATTTGTTTACTACGTGTAAATAAATGCATAAATCCAATCAATTTATTTTTATAATTGGCAGCAGGAACAATATATTTATCCAAAATCAACTGACTTAATTTTTTTCTATCCGTCATCTTGGCTTCTTCCCACAAACCAGAATCTTCGATAGATTGTACATAAATTTTACATTCATTTTCATCAGCAATGACAATTCCTCGTGTGTATTTGTTCTGCAATATTCTTTCATCAAAATAGGACTTGATAAACACTTCGTTTTCATTCGCCGGTTCAAATCCGTCTTTGTACATTCTAAAAATCAGAGCCAATTTATCCACAAATTTCAAAGAATCCAAATAATGATCATAAATGTATTTTGTTACGTCCACAAGAGGTATATCATGAACTTCTTTCAAGGTTAAAAGCACTTTTGCTGCATGTTTATACCAATCTGTTTCTCCTTTATCGATTTCTGTATCAGGTGAAAGTGCATCCTTTATGTGTAATTTAATATCTTCCATAATTTGTTCATAAGAAAGCGGTTTCTCCAAAATATCATCATCTTCGTCTCCTTCGGCAATTGTCTCTTTTTCAGTGCGAGCAATCGCCGTTTTACGTTCGTATTTTTCCAATTCAGGTAATTGAATGTACACAGATTCATGTTTAAAATCCACTGGAACTGAACGATCAAATGTAGAGGCATTGGTATCACTAACTTCCAATGGCTGAAAAGCATAATATTCACCCTTGTTCGTTAAATAACCACGGCGTCCGTATTTATCTACCAAATATTCATTTTTGTCATCAATCAATTGCGTCAAAGTATAATATATTTGTTCCTTAGGATAGGTTTTGACAGCATTAACAAAGTTCTCAATTTGTGGCCACCGAACAACCGATTGTTCTCGAAATAACTCTCTAATGCGTTTCAAAATCATTTCGTAATTCGTTTTTACGAATTCTTCTCCATATGTATCTGCGCGTACATCTGTTTCTGAATTAATTTCTTGATTTGGAGAACATGTAAATGCGCAATTATCCATATAATCACAAATATTCGTAAAAGGTTTATCACCAATTTGATAATCGATCGTTTTCTTACTAGCAAGATTGATTTTAATATCACGGTTCTCGGCAATTTCTAAGAATTTCTCTACTGTAAAGTTGGTTTGGCCAATATTCAATAGGCAGTCCACCGCGGTCTCTTTCAATAAACGCGTTACTTGACCAATTTGTTTGGTCTTTTTCTCAGCCAAACGATAGACATACAAATCGGCGGGTTCAATACCATTCGGTAATAATGTACCATGTAAATATATTTCGACATTTCTTTCTTCAAATGGAAGTTCGCAATGACTCAAATTACGCACACCACGACCAATAATTTGCTCAATACGATTCATATTGTACCAAGGTTCCAAAATATGGATTTGACGAATGCATTTGAAATCGAGACCTTCTGATGCGGCTTTGGATATCAAAATAACCTTTACTTGAGAACCATCGTTGTTAGCTGCATCAGTAATATATTTCATATCGGAACCGTTATCCGGTGAAAAATATTTATCACCAGTAATCATAACATATTTTGCTTGTTTGAAATTACCGGTGGTTTGACTCTTTGGTAACATAGTGACTGCATCGATAGGTTCCGTAGGAGGTGTTTTGTATAGATTACGAGTATATTGCGCAGAACCATAACGTGAAAATCCCAATTCTTCTAGAGCGAGAGCAATAGGTACTGCTCCACCATCAATATATTGTGAATAGATGAGAACAATTCCTTTCGATCCGAGAATACATTCACATATTTTCTTAACCTTGGCACTATATTTACCGATGTGTTCTTGTGAAAAGATTCGACCATATTTTTCGAGAACCTGTGGTTTATAATCAAAATCAAAACGCAAAGGCGGGTTTTCGGTTGCACTATAATTCATAATTTGAGCTAAACCGCGTTTTCCTACCATATCATCAATGATCTGTTTACTATCCTCAGCTGGAATTTCTTCCTGAACAACAGGAGTATTTTCTGCAATTTGTGCCGCCTTTTTCTCTATCATAGTGTCTAAACGAATATTCGGATAAATGATATTCAATGCTTCCAAAGGAACCAATAAAAGTGTATATCCGAAACTTTCCATGTTCTCAAAACTGGGCATATTTATTTCAACACCATAAGCATTGGTTTTATTAAATGAACGTGTCAATAAATAATTCATAATAAATTCATATCCGTGGTTTTGATATTCTCCTATTGCGGTGGTAAAAACCGGTGTAGATTGAATAGGTGTTTCAATGGGTTTATTGTTCATTTGTGAAGTAGGATATGTTGTAGCAGTGATCAAATTTTCCGGTGCAAATAAATCGGGAAAGATACGCAATGGAAATGTATACGGGTTCTCGCCACGAACATAAGAAACATAACCTGTTAATTTACGCACCAAAATGTCGCGACCGCCTTCAATGATACGTCCGTCGTCCAATTTCTTTTCCTCTTTGAAATTACCCTCTTTATCGAATATATCATTTACTGAAACGGTTGCTCGCTTATCATTTGCATTGATTAAATTGAGTAACCATACAATTTCTTTATAACTATTGTACATTGGTGTAGCAGAAAGCATCAGCAACCGCATATTGTCCGAATTTTTGGCAACGGTCATCAATAATTCGGCCGTGCGTTTTTCCTTGTTCTCATCACTAATACGAATATTATGAACCTCGTCGATAATGATAAGACGATTATTGAAATACTTTTTAATTTTCTTCAATTCAATGGATTTTTTCTCCGCCATCGAGAACCCAGTATCTTGTGAAATATTGGTCACTTTACTAATGTAATTGGCAAGTTCTCCATAACCCATAAAAACATAGTAACTATTAACGATCGAACGAATTTCTGATATAACACGTTCTCGAGGCAACCCTTTCAAATTAGTGGGATTAATTTCATGAAGCAGTTTATGACCAACACATGTATCCAAATTCCATAGACCATTCACTTCTTTCAATTTACTCTCATTAAATAACTGCATTCGGAAATTGACTTGAACGTTTGGAGAAGCAATGATCATTATTTTTTGCGTGACACCGACTTGTTTCATATAAGAACGCATTTCTTCTGCTACGCCAATTGCACTACATGTTTTGCCTGTTCCTAAAGAATGAAAAAGCAATAAACTATTGTACGGCGTTTGAAATGAAAGAAAATTTTTCACGAATAATTGATGTGGCATGAGTTCAAAATCGGCAGCGCACATGATTTCGGATTGTTTTCTAACATCGTAAATGGTACCATCATATTTCGTATCGTTGAATTCTTTACGTTTGGCAATTTTTATATTGAAATTAGGGTCATTCAAATGAGGATATAAAAAATCGTATTCAATAGAATCACGAGTGGCTTCATATTCCTCGCGCTCTTTTTCTAATAATATATTCCGCGTTTCGGTTTGATATACCGGTTTTACATCGCTTAATGTTTCGGGTGCAACTATTTTTGGTGTAACAGGTTCAGGGACAGATTTCATACCCAAAACTGTAGTTATACTTTCTATAATCGATTTTGGCTTTTCTTCAATGGGAGATGAAAAAGGTTCCGGTGCAACTGCTTCCAGCGAAGCCGCAGTTTCAATAAAACCGGCATCATCAATCGGTTTTGCAACTGACATTGTTGGTAAAACGGGTTCAGATTGTATCTTCACTTTCGATTTTATTTTGCGAATGATTGGTTCACATTTTTCGGTTATATGATTGATATGTTCTCCATTTGGGCAGCGTTCTTTTTGTTCTGGTTCAGTAGAAACCGTATCATCGGTAGACGGACTTGCAAATGTATTTACAATCGTTTGCAATATATTTTCTGCATTTTGTGGAACAGATATTGGGTTTTCTTCCAATACACCGCTTTCTTTTGGTAAAATAATGGGATTTGAATCTAAAATATCACTTAATTTCTTTGGAGTTATAATTTCTTCTTGTGGTTCTACTACAGGTTGAACGGAGCCAGTCAAATATTTTGCGGAAAAATCATCATAATACAAATCTAAAAGACCTCGAATACCGAGCAATCTATCCGTTACTCC